TGTGGGCGTGTTTGTGGAGGCGTTCCATGTGCCTTGGAAGTTCAACGCACCAATGGCGTTGGTGATGGATGAGACTGATTTCAACATAGTGTGTTCCTCAGAATACGAATTCAATTATTGATGTGATTGGTGGCGCTTCTGTGAATGTGACATTGCCATTCGCAAATGCGTATGTGTTTTGATTCTGATACACCCCATTGATATAAATCGCCAAAGGTGCTGAAGTGACTGGAAAAATTGTTTGTGAACCTGTGCCTGTGGCGTTTGTAACTACTGTGCCGCCACCAACGGCATTGCCATTTAGCGAGGTATAGACCACACTTCCATTTTTATCTTTGACCTGGATGCTGTAATCACTGCCCACATAAAACCGCGCTGGTGTTCCCTGATAGACAGGATAGCCGCCGCTGGTGCGAATCGGCTGGACAGCAGGGATGGTCAGGGCATCATCAAAAAACGCCGCTATGGGGTTTGTGATGGGGTTCAAGTTGACCACGCCCACGTTGATGAAGCCATCCTCAAGCGGCTGTCCATCAGCACCCGCAAACGCTGGGAATGGTGGTTCTACTGATAGTGCGGACATTTATTTATTCTCCCAAAGGTTGCAAAGCCTGTCGAACCCTGTTTCTGACTTCACGACTTTTGACATATTTTGTTGCCCCTTTTAAGGCTGTAGCTGCTGGCGCTGGAATACCTGTTAAGCCAAATGTCATTACGGAGTCTAGTGCAACTTGCAATGCTGATGCTGTGTTTGAAAAATTTATTGCGCCAGGCGGGGCTGTGTAAATGTCAATGGCAATCTCGCCAAGGTCACGAATTTGCTGGGCTTGCTTTTTGCCGTACAGTCCTTCGAGCTTGCCTTCTCTGTCTAAAGAACGAATTACGCCATTAAGTTTGTCGGGTGAAATCAGCGGCTGGCCGCGCTCGTCTCTTTGTGCTGTTGAGAGCGCTTTATTTGTAATAAATCGGATTGTGTTTGACTTCAGCTCGTTCCATGCTTGCTTGCCATCTGGCCCAGCCGTAAGCAAAGTTCTCCTGATTTTGTTCATCTCTTCCAGTGGGGCGTTGATGATGATCTTGTCAAAGACATCATCAAAGGCAATCGTGCGCTCGTTTGTGTTTCGCTTGGTTGATAACAGCTTTGCTGTTAATCCCACGTTTTCAAATTCGTTAGCAAACTCTTGACGCAACTTGCGAGCAGCCCTGTATGTCTCACCGCCTCTACCTTCAGTGCCAGCATCAATAGATGAGTTAATTCTTCTTGCCATCAGTGACTGGCGCTTGTCTGTCCAATCTGTTGCTTCATTGACAAACTGCCTTAACAGCTCTGTGTCATCTATTGATCGGGCTTGTGCAATCAAGTTTCCGTCTGCGTCTTCCGCTAAAACCCCAAGCCTAATTGCTTCTCTGCGAATGGGGGCAACATTAGAAGCTACGCCTTCAAAACGCTGTACATCTGCTGCAGCCGTAGCCAAAGCATCTAATGTAACTGGCTCACGCATAGAACCATCTTCCCGAGCTTTCGTATAAGCATCCCGAACCCTGCGGCGTGAAACCTCTGCCTTGTTAACAAGGGCTTGATTGACAGCTTTTCCAATATCTCTTGCATCTACCAGCAATGGTTCAGTGCGGTCAACCATTGCATCAAATTGCTGGATTAAGTTTGCCGTTTGATTGCTTACCCGTTCCCGCAAAGGTGCGCCGACATCACCTATTTTTGCGGTTTCTTTTTCAAATTGAAGGTCTGCAAAATTCCTTGTTCTTTGCCCAGCAGTTAAACCAGCAGGGCCAACAAAACCAAGTTGTTCAGCAGTCGCTACCCTTTGCAAGTCGGCGGGTGTTGCTGCTGCACCAACAGACACCCTACCCGCTACTGGGGCTGTTGTTGGTGTCTGCATACCCAAAGTTTGACGCACTGCTGTGGTAGCCGCTTGCACTGGTTTGGCAATAGCCTGGCCTGTTACTCTAGCCGCTTGTTGTGCCGCTGTTGCCGCACGCTGTCCAGTGGCTTGCAGAATTGGTGCGGCTTGCCTTGTGGCTTGTCCTAGAGCATTTAATCCAGCAACTTGTGGGATAACAGGCGGTAAAACTTCACCCAAAAATTGGCCCGTTGCTTGCACCATTTCTTGGCCTGCAGTACCTCGTGGCTGATAAGTTAATGCTTGCGCTCCTTCTGCCGCAGCTTTTTCAACAGCACGTGCGGCTTGTGGTGTTCCAAACTCACCAGATAAAATTTGCTCTGTCAGTCCTTTACCTGCGCCAATAATTGTGCCTACCGTTCCACCTGTAGCGGCTGTACCCAAAGTTAATGCTGTTTCACCAGCACCAATAATTTTATCTAGTAGGCTTGGCGTTGGTAGAACTGGTGCAATTTGTTGCTGGGTTACTGCTGTAGTTTCACGGCCTTTCGCAGCCTCATAAGCCTTGGCAACCGTTTCAAAATCAGGCGTGCCACGCTTATCAGCGTTCTGAACTATCCAAGCAGCATATTCTTGTGCCGTAGCCATTAAGGACGACCTCCGCGCAGAATCGCCTCAGCTTGCGCTTCGATATTCGATTGCACTGGTGCAACCGCTGGTGCTTGGTTAGTTGGGATTTGCTGAATAAGTTGTTGCCTTCTATCTTCAGCAACTTGTGCCGCTGGTCGATATTTTGCAGAAATATCAACAACAATTCTTTGAGCAAAATCATTAAAAGTTTCACTAGGCTTTGCCGCAAAGTCACCAGCAATAAAAGTTCCTTTTGCGCGAGTTAGCAACCCATTGTTCTGTGACAGCCAATCAGTTTTAGCATTGTTGATTGCCGAATCAATGTCTTGGAGCTTTGCCGTACCGCGCAAAAAAGATGCGAGTGTTGCAGCATTTGCAGTCTCAGGCGGAATGCCTTTAAGCGCAAGTTCAATGTCTTTGTCTGTTGCAACACCAGGCGGCAAAGCCTTAATCGCCACTGAGTTCCTGACTCGGGTGTATTCATTGCGGATTTGAGTCCAAGCGTCTTGTTGACCAGACTGCGTTGCAAACCATTCTGTTGCTGATGTGTACCGGCCCTTACCGCCCTGTGCGGCTTCAATACGGGTAGCAAGGTCGTTGTACTGAGTTGCAGCCTGTTTAGACGTTGCAGATTGCGTTGCCGATTCATTGATAAGTTTTCTTGCACCCTCGGGAATGTCAGTGAGTCGCTGCTGGATTGATGATAATTTTTCTGCTACGGTGGCTTGAGTTACTTGTCTATCAAGATTGAGTTTTGCAGAACGATCATTAATTTGACTCTGTAAGTTTTTGATGTCCCAGTTTGTTTTATCAAGGCCTTTAATTTGCACTTGCTCTGCATACTTAGCTTCAATAGCGGCCTTGTCTGCCTGTGCGCGAGCCAGTAGCGATTCAGCAGCCGCTTTCTCTGGTGCATTGGTAGCAGTCGCCAGCGCTGTCGTTGCATCTGCTACAGCTTTGTCTGCATCTGCCACAGATTTTTTCAATGCTGCTGGTTGCAATGCCTCAGTTCTTCTTTGTGTGTTAAGTTTGATGATGTTGTCAACAATGTCCTTGCCCCCAGGCAGTTGTAACAACTCTGCCGTAAAAAAGTCTCTTGATGCTGTGGGATTCACCTCAGTTACGCCACGCCAAGTTTCAAAGAACTTTGCGCCTTCTTCATCTGCTGCATTACGCTTTGCAACAGCTTGGTCGTTTAAATATTGTTGGGCGATCTCATTTTCACCCGCAAATAAAGCAGATACAACTTTACCTCCTCGCCTTAGTGCTTCCTGTTTTTGCTCATCTGTTCGCAGCGCCCATGCTTTGAGCACTGCGTCGCTTTGATCTTTTGGCAAAATCATTGCAAGGTTTGAAACATCTTGTGTGGTAGCACCCGGCTGGCGCAGTTTGTTAAATCCTTCTTGGATTAACTTCTGCTGGGCCATTTGTTGCATCTGTTGTTGCTGTTTTAATTCAGCTTGTTGAATGCTTGCCCCAGTTTCAAACGCGCCCAAAAAGGCTTTGGTTGGGTCAGGGATTTGCACCCCATAATCAATAGGTTGAACCATTTTAAAATCCTACGTCACCAGATTGAGCGCCCGTAAACATACCTTGGCCTGGTGCGCCAAAGACATACGGAGTTGATGGGCTGAACGTACCACCTAGACCACGATAAATCCCAAGGCCACCAGCAATCCCTGATGGAATTGCACCAAAGGCTCTACCTTGGGCAATGTCAGCGCCAGCTAGGGCTGCACCTTGTTGCCCAAGTAAATTAGTCACATTTGCACCAGTGTTCATTCCAGCCGTTCCAACACCAGCGGCAGACTGTTGCCCTAATGAGGTCATGCCACCTAAGCGCCCGTACTGTTGTTCAATAAGATTAGAGAGCAATGCGGGTCTGAACTGAGCTAATGCGCCTTGGATGTTTCCACCTCGTAGACCACCAGTGGCTGATGCACGCTGAAGCAAGGCTTCCTCGCCTTGTCTGGCAAGTGTTTGGAATGTTTCACCACCCCTGATGCGCTCGATTGCGGCACGCTCTTCCTCTGGCCCTCTTAGACCGAGAAACGCTTGCTGCGCTTCTAATGCCGGTTGCCCAGCAGAAACATAAGGTGCAAGGAGTTTTTGAACTGCATCAAATTGCCTACGCTGTTCATCAATGCCAGCTTGTGCAGCTCCCGCTTGTGTAGAGGCTGCGCTTTCTGCCGCATCAGCTTGGGCCATGCCCGAGATTAGGGTTGCACCACCAACGGCAATGCCTGCCAGTGCAGCACCTGATAATCCGAATGTCATGTTGATTCCTCCAGTTGCACCACCTGTACAGCATCAAGCGCTGGCGCTGGAATGGTGAACAAGTCCCACAATGCTTGTGGGTCTTGCTCGTTGCTCGGGTTTGCGTGAAATGTAGTCACCTCAACATCAGTCAAGGCAATGCCTGCGCGTTTTGTATTTACCCGAGAAATGCTCATGTCACCCGCCCCCAAACGCTTTGGGCCTGAATCAGTGCTAACAATCAAGTCGCCCTTACGCACTAAGAAAAAAGATTCTTCGCGGTGAACAGCGCCAGTCAATACCGTGCCAGCAGGAATGTGCATTGTCCGTGCGTACAGACCAGCACAGAATTCGTGCTTTACGGGCATATCTACCTGGGGAAGCTGTAAAAGCGCACCCTCTAAGCGGTAAATAGGCAAATGGTCAGCAGGGACATCTATTTGTTGGACAACCATGCACAACTCCTTTTCAGGGCAGGCCGCTGGATGCCAGAACTCAGCGGCTTGATTTTCGCACAAACTGACAAAAGGTCAATCCTCATACTCTTCATCTTCCCAAGCCTGACAAACCCGCATGTCGTTGCAGATAAAGTTCAGCTTTTCGCAATGTCCACGATACCCGTAGCCTGTGTCGTAGCCTGCTATCGGGATGCGTTCAATCCGCACTTGGGTCATAAAGCTGTTGTCGTAATACCAACAATTTGAGCAATGCTTGCGCCGTGCGTCTTTAACTTCGCACTGCATAGCATCAGCCAGTGACTCATAAAACTCAGGATTGGCCTTCGGGTCGTTGCTTGGCTCTTCTGGCCCGTAGTGCCAATCTTTAACAGCAACAAGAAAATTGGCCTTATTTTCTGCGTTGGTCAAAAACTCCTCTTCCATCGGCAGACCCATAAAGCCCTTGGGCATCATCATAAATTTATCCATGCTGTTCTCCTTATGAAATTTCGCGGCCTGATGCGCGGATGGTCAGGGATGTCGCCGCCCCTGCGATTGTTGAAATAAACCCGCCGACATCAAGTGCCTGGCCCACCAGCTCAGGGCATGTGTAGGTCTCATCTGGCACGATGGTTCGCGCATCGATAATTAAATTCGATGCCCCTGCTGACCCAGAGACAGTGACCAAGTTGCAACTGAAAGTCACATTGTTGGCACTGGTGTTGGTCACCGTGAACTTGTCAATGATGGCCTTGACGTTGGTGGCTGTGTATTGGGTGGTTTGGCTGTTTTCAGCTTGCTTGGCTGGAATCAGCACTTTGATGATGACGGTCATTGAACACCTCCGATATTGTTGTTGACTGTGAGAATTATGGACGGAATGCCTGGATGTGGGGCAGAAGCTGCAAAGGCGGCAACCTCGACGCTAAGGTCGGTAACCGAAAACATCAGCTCAACATAATCATTAGCCTTCAGGTCAAAAAAATAATTTAGCGACGAAAAAATCTCAGCGTTGTTGCCCTGAACCCTTATCTGGCTTGCACTGTCTGTTACATCCACGCCGTTGAGCCTGAACCAAAAGTAAAACTCTGCCGTGCCGCCACTAGTCTTGTCCAGTTGAAACGATGTGTCAAAGTTGTAAATCCCCTCGCTGTCCACAATGATTCTTGATGTTGGACTGCCAATAAATACGCCGTTGCTCAAGTCGGTGGTGTTAAATGTGATGGCAGTGGCAGTGTTGATAACTGTTGCTGTTTGGGTGGTGGTGTCGTAAAACGACCCATACCTTGCCCGTTTGAACTCCCTTGGCGGTGGGGTC